CAGGGATTATAAAAGTTCCTGATAATTTAAAGGTTAAATGTGGCGAAATCTACACGGTCAGTCAAGAGGTTACAGGCTACAGAGGCGTGAAGAAATACCAATTACACGAAAAACCTAAAAACTGTAGATATGAGAAAGAATATTTTTCTCCTCTCTCAGATATAGAAGCCTTAGAAGCCGATTCAATTCACTTAGAAGTTATAAAATCATGAAAAAACATTTTACCCTTTGGAACTTATTTTTAATAATCAGTTTTAGCGCAATTTCATATTTTGCGTATGATCTGCACCAACTACAAAAACGCATCGATCACGACGAACTATTTTATAATCGTGTAGAATACCTAATTAACGAGGGATACACGTTTGAAGCTGCAAAGCATATTGCAAAAGTTGAGCTGGGAGATATTCCAGCGGATGCAGAATATAACGCCTTAATGGAAGACTAAAAAACTAATATTTACTTATAATACATAACATCATGGAAACTTTAACAAAAAACCAATCAAACAATTTAAAATATACAAAAACTATCGTTAGAGAAAACGGTGAAAATTTAGTAATAAATATTCGTTTAAATGATGAATGTAAAAATGGTCATCAAGATTTTTCAATAACAGGAGAGTTATATGTAAGCAAAAGTAGATCAGACAGAAATTGTATTTCTTGTGGGTGTATTCATGAAGAAATCTTAAAATCAGCGCCCGAATTTAAGATGTTTGTTGATTTACATCTTTCCGACTACAATGGTGCTCCAATGTATGCAGTTGAAAATGGGTATTATTGGCTACATAAAAACAAAGAAAATGCAATTAATTATCTTAGAATTTCAGAATTAGAATATACAGAGCTTATAAACGCAAAAGGTAAAGGTGAGTTTACTGTTTTGTTAGGTAGTTTGGGTATTACTAAAAGATGGAAATCAGAAGCGAAAAAAGCAATTAAAGAAATGGAAAAACTAACTGGATTTGAGTTTTTAAATGATAGTACAAAATCTAATTTCTAATAGTCATGACAAATTATAAAATAGCAAAAGACAAAACTCGTTCACATGCTGAATATGTTAAAGTTCAATTTAGAGGAGATTTACCCGAAATAAGACAAAATATAAATGATTATGCGGATAGCATCGGCAGAGATTACGATTTAAACGATTATCAAAAGAATTTGTTGTCTAATTATGTTTGCAAATTACACCCTTAATAAAAACAAATCATGAAAAAATACACAGTAGCAAAACCTTTTTCTTTATTGGAAAAGGTTTTAATGATGGAGAACGACGAAATTTATGCGGAACAAGTTCGCGAAATGTTTCACATTTACTCTCCTAAAACACGAAAAAGAATAGGTAGTCTAACCGCTAGGACATTTGAGGATTTTGTTCAACCCGTAAAATCATAATCATGCAAGCAAAAGAAACAGGAAAGTATTATTTCGGCTATTATTATGATGGCAAATCAATTGGAACAACAGCAACAATAAAAAATCGAAAAAATACAGCAAATCCAATACAAAGAGAATTGCTTGAAAACCTACCTAACACGGGCAAAAACAGAAAGCAAAATACTCATTTAAAGAAGAGCAAAAAACGTAAATAGTCATGAAAAAGCAAACTTTCACATTAAAAAAACATATTAATTCAGAGATAAAAGCGGGCGACAAAATTGTTGTTTGGGATGGTTCCGGATTTACTCCGTTAGATCACACAGAAGAAGAACTATATATTGTTTGTTCGTATCCTGAATTAACCGGAATTGAAAACAAAATACAAAATATTGTAGGCGAGGTAATTTATACAGGTATTCAAAACAATATTTGTATGGGGTGTTTAGGAACTGTATATCAACAGGATATTGTAATACAATTGGGAGACGGACTGTTTAGAACTTGTTCGGATTTTGTTCGAAAATACGATCCTAACAAGCTAAACAAATCAAGAGAAAAAATAAACTATTTACCATTTTATTAAACAGCCATGAAACTAACAACCAACAGAGGGTTTTATACTCTTAATTTCGGATTGTACGAAACTCACTTTTTATGTGCTTCGGACTTAATAGCTTATTTAGGAAATATTAATTTAACCATTCAACAAAACTAAAAATGAAAAATTTAACTATAGAATCAGCAAAACAATTTTTAAAAGATAACGGTTATTTTGTTGAAAACCTTTGGAGTATTCACGATGTTAAAAATGATTATGAATGTACGGATGAAGAAGCACAAAACTTACTAAACGAGGTTTTAGATAGTGAACGAATTAAACAAGAAATAAACGAGAGTATTGACTTAACCGCTTCAATGTGGAATATGCCTAAAAAATCAAAGTATTTCCTTATTTCTGGTTATTGGAAAGATACAAACGAAAACTTTAAAAACTACATAGTAAAAGAATTACACGATGTAAAAGAAGATGAGGATAATAAGTTGTTTTTGCATGGGTTAGATGAAGAAACTTTAAATCAACTTATTAACGAGGGACGGTATTCTGCTTTTGATTTTGTCGTTCTTTCATACGAAGAAACAACCTTAAATTAAAAGTTATGATACAAGAAATAAAAACAATCGAACACGTTAAACAATTCGCTAAAGACTTAATCTCTGACGAGTGTATTTTTCATCCCGATGATGATTTTAATGACTTTGTTAACTTTGAAACAAAATCCAAAGCTTTTACTACAGAGGAAGCAGATTTAAGAAATGACCTAATGAGTCAATGCTTTGCTGTGTGCGAAAAAGAACAATTAGACATTTACGAAATAATGCTTATTCAAAAACATTAAAACTAAACAAAATGAAAAAAGATCTTTATTTTTTAATCGCTTTATTATCATGCGTTTTTATGACGCTTTTATTCTCCTTTATGGTGTTTATTGTTATGTTGGACATGATAAAAGAGAAAGCTAAACCAGAGTACAAAATCGAACTCCTAACCTTTCCCAATATCAAAGCGGAGAGCAACGGAGAGATTCACCAAATGGAAGTGTATGACCTGGAACAATTTGTTTTATCTAACGAACTGTAGTTATGGAAGAGAGAAAACCTGAGTACGAAAATGAAGCCGAATATAAATATAACATCATTGTAATCCTGATTGTAATTTTAGGGTTCATAATACATTCAAACTATGAAAAAATTATTGCTCTATTTCGTTAAATGTGTAAATTCATTTGCGAATGATAAACTAACTGCAGAGCAAGAAGCAGAAACGATTTTACGATACCTTCTTTTTAAATCTGACCCATTACACACTTTAAGTGTAAACGAAGCTTTACAGCGCCAATTAAAAGCTGAAATGATCAAGTTACGAACTCAATACAGTTCCATCTGCTTTAAAATCGAAGAAGTTTATCCTTCGGAACCAGTAAAAATAATTCACAAACTAGAAGATTCAACTAAAAACTAATATCATGGCAACACTTATTTTATTATCAGTAATTTTTGTATTGTATTTCTTTTACGATACTATTCAAGAATATTTATTCGGAGGCAAAAGTTGCACTCCGGCAGAACTTAAATCTTTTATATAATGGAAATAGAAACGGTAACATTACATGATATGCACGAGAATGTATTTTTCATGATAAACAACAAAATAGAACAGTCTAAAATTTCAAGGGTAGAAGTAGTTGTAAAACACATATTAGAAAATCCTTTTAAGGTGACTTCTAATGTCAGGATAGAAATAACAGAACGATATGAGGTTTTAGGTGTTTTAGGTTCATACAGAAAAGAAGAATTATTTAAAACAAAAAGCGAATTGCTAAAATCGATTTAATCAAAAAAATTATGAAAAAGCTGTTTATTATACCAATTATGATTTTATTTATTGGTTGTGATTATTACAAAGACGAATCTATATACAGACCTGCTTTCGAGGAAGAATCTTATTATATGGTTAGAGTTTTTGGTCCGCAGGGATTTACAAATCAAGGAGCACTGAAAGTTTATTATTTGCCTATGGAAGCTATTACAGATAAAAAAGTTGATAGCGTAAACAAAGTAGCTGATAAATATATCGAAAATTGTAAAAAATATACAAAAAACTAGCGTCATGAATCAGCCACCACCACCACCATTTAACTGCGTACAATTTTCGCCTTGTTGGTGTTCAGTAGCAGGGCGTGAAAACAACCCGAATTGTAAAACGGGGCTATCGATTCAAAGTGATTTGTTTGCGTTTTTGTTGGTTGCTGGAATATTGCGTTATATGTCAGTGTTTAAAATGTTTAAAAGATAAAATTATGAGTTTAGAACAGGAAAACATTGCTGTTAAAATAGGGAGTTTGATTAAGTCAAAGCGAAAGAGCAAAAAACTTACGCAAAAAGACTTATCGGTTTTAATGTGTGGGAATTCAGATTTGCATACGCTGATCTCCCGCGTAGAAAACGGAGCGCACGAAGGAGTCCCTTTGAATAAAATAAACTCCATCCTGTTGGCTCTAGGAATTGACTTAATTAATTTAATAACTAATACAAAATAATATCATGGAATTTATAGTATCAAACAAAGAAATAGAAGAAACAAAAGCTTACAAGGGATTGGACAAAATGTTTCAAAACCTAGTGCTAAAACTAGCCAATAAAAAAACAATTAGTCACGGATTAATTAGTTTTAGAAACACAAATACTATTCCTGGATCTATAGGAGGTAATAATCTGAGAGTTTTGAAGGAATTAATTGAGCTTGAAAAAAAATAGGTTATGTCAAAAAAGATAATCTTAGGAAACACTTATTATACTTCTTTTGGAAAGGAGTTTATTCCTGTTTCAATGGAAAAAGGAAAGTTAAAACCGAAAATGAATTTTTGGGCGGACAACACAAGGGAATGCTCTAGGTATATCGACAAAAATGGAAATCGAATAAAAAAAACCAATCTATATCTCGACAAGTTTGGATACTTAAAGATTGGACATATTGTTTCTCATGAAGATTACAGCTGTGAAGAATTTGTAATTATCAGCATTAACAAAGAACAAGAAATGGTTTATACAAAAGGAGGCAAAAATGGGACTTGGGACAATCATATTGATTTAATAATTCGATTAGGCAAAAACAAAAAATCTTTTACTATTAAAAAATAAACACCATGAAAACTTATCACAAAACTCTTACTGACGAACAAGTTTTAAAAATTTATTCTCAATATTCACGCTTGTATTGGTTAAATACCAAAAAAACACTTCAAAATACAACTATCGAAGAAGCGATGAAAGAATTTGACTTTAATGATATGTTTTTTGAATATGTAAATCAAGTAAGCAAAGATTGGACAGAAGAACAGGGTGTGTTTTGGGATGATCACATGGACATGTTTGACGTTGAAAACTATTTTGTTCCAGATAAAAAGATTATTGGCGAAAGCACTTGGATTAAACTTAAAACTACAAACGGCTATGAATTACATTTAGCAAAACGTTCTCTTAGAAAAAGACGATGGAATGAAGTTATTACGGAGCTTTTAAAGCAATCAACTAGGATTAATATCCAAATTAGAAAAAAGCTAGATGCCGGAATTCTTGATACTAAAAAACTAGAATCAAAGTCAAAAGAAATTAAAGCTGAACTAGATGAAGCCTATATACGCAGATCGATTGGAATACCGCCTTATGAAGTTAAAATAAGGAGAACTAAAACAACATATGAGTATTTGCTGCCATTTCAATATGAAATCATGGATGTAGAGGAAACAGTTGATAATTTTGTAAATGGTATAAAACAAATTACAATTAAATCATTTTTTAATTCAGATAATAAGGATAAAATTTTCTACTTACGCACAAGAGGTATTCCAGAAAAGATTGCAATTGTACTTAGTTCCTTAAAGGACTGTTATTTTAAAATTGATATTGCATCAATGTGGGAAGAATATAATCAGCAAATCAGAAATTCTTTTCAAGTTATCTCAAAATAAATAAAATCATGAATATAACATTTTCACTTCAAGGAAGAAAGGAGGTTAAAAAACTCCTTGTAAGGATACGTTTTAGTAAATTGGACATATCCTGTAGTTTGAACATTATGTTGACGGAAAACGAATGGAATAACGATAATCAAAGCGTTATTGACAATCCCGAAGTAAACATTTCTATTCAGCAATTGAAAACAGACATTTTGCGATCTTATAATAAAGATTTTTGCAACGGAATATTGATTGATAAAATTTGGCTTTCCTGTGTTATTAAAAGCAGTTTTAATCGCCCAAAAGAAGAATCAAAACTAATAAACCCAAATCACACTATTTATTTCGTTGATTTCGGTTTATGCTGGCTAGAAAACTTTGCAGATGATTGGAATGTTTCCAGTAAGAAAAAAATGGGTGTTCCGCTCCAGAACCAGTACAAGAAATTCATTTCTATAGTTTCGGAGTATGAATCAGTAATTTCGGAGCGACTGCAGTTGAGAAACATTAGAATTTCGGACCTAAAATCATTTGCCGATTATCTGGAAACCGAATTTTATCAGACATCCACGATCGAAAGACACGTTGGCCGGTTCCGATTTTTCCTCAATCGAGCACTCGAGCACAATATCGAAGTAAGTAATTCGTTTAAACAAAGAATATACTTTGATAAAGATGATGATGTCGAAGGGGTTTATTTGAATGAATCTGAAATACAAAAAATTATCGATCACGATTTTTCAGATAATCACGATCTGGATATTACAAAGCAGAATTTCTTGATAGGAATATTTACTGGTCTAAGAGCAGGAGATTTTTTAAATCTGGACACGTCGAATATGTCTCAGGGAGTTTTTAAAATTAAAACTCAGAAAACTGGCGCGCGCGTAGTTATCCCAATTCATCCAGAAGCAAAAAAAGTAATTGATTCTAATTTCGGAAATCTTCCACCAAAAATAAATAAAACCGATTTCAACATACATATAAAAACTATTTGCCAAATATGTGAAATTGATAACCAGATTTATGGAAAACTTTTCGACAGAAAACGTAAAAGAAAGGTATTTGGATATTATAAAAAATATCAGCTTATTTCCTCGCACGTTTGCAGGAAAAGTTTCGCCTCACTTTATTACGGCAAAGTAGAAGATTCAGTACTAAAATCTATCATGGGATGGAGCAAAAACAGCAATATGTTATCACATTATAACAAAACAAGTAAACAAGAATATGCTGAAATAATGCATAACAAATGGAATAATTTTGAAAACAACATATAATCATAAAACAATACAAGACTTAAAGCCTAATTGGTATATGATTTTAAGCACAAAAGAAAAGCTTAAAATTCAATCTGATTTAGTAGCTGATAGAAAGAGAATGCTAGAAGATAAACCAAATCCATTGCCTTCCAGTATGATATTAGCAAAAGAAACTAATAATTCAACAACTAAAGGCAATACTTATACGGTGCTAAATCATTTCTGTACATTAGTGTGTACAATTTATTCCTGTGAATGGCATCAATTCGTTACGTTTAAAAACAAATACGGACACACTGTAAAAATGAATCTTAGAAAGTTTGACGTGGTTAGAGAAATAAAACCAGAACGTAAATTCGAAATACTAAACAAATAATTTAATGAACTTTAATTTAAATAAATATTATGCCTAAAGAAAAATTAGAATTACTGAATTTGGAGAAATTTTCAGTTATGCAGCTTCCGGAACTGCAAGGTAAAAAAGAGGAAATTAAATCTGTAATAGATGCAAATCCTGTTATAGAAATAATCAGCACTGAAACATACGAGGCTGCAAAAAAGAGTAGGACAGCCGTAAAGTCGTTGCGAACAGGGTTAGAAAAGGAGCAAAAAGACGTAAAGCGTAAAATTAAAGAACGTATTTTGGATGTCGTTGACAAAGAATATGACTCACTTGTTATCGATGTCAAAATACAGGAAACTCTTCGTCAGGATTCTGTAGATGTCTGGGAAGCCGAAATTGAAAAAAGGCGATTAGAAAAAATTCGTCTGGAACAAGAAAGAGTTGATAATATCAAATTACTTCTTTCTACTTACTCAGGTGAATGGAAAGCAAAATTCAGCTCGTTAGTATTCGGAGACATAGAAAAGGTTTCTGGTGAGTTCTATGAGTCCTATACAAGTTACGACGCAACAACTCTTCAAGAGTTTGAAAAATCATTTCCTCTAAAAGTAGAAGAACTTACAGATATTCTAAATAACAAAATAGTTCTTCTGGAAGATGCGGAAAATGCCCGTTTAGAAAAAGAAGAGTTTGAAAAACAAAAACTTGATCTTAAGCGAAAAGAAGAAATCAAAGAGAGTATTGATGTTTTCTACTCTACATGGGATAGAAAAATTATTGCCCTTTCCGATAGTGATTATTTAGCTGCTTTAAAGGAATTTAATGAAGCTCCAGATGCTGATTACCAGGAACTCCAAGATGATTTCGAAGAACGAAAAGGAAGACTTAAACAATCATTCATTGAGAAAAGGGCTTTCTTGGATATGTCTAAAAAACTAAAGCAGGAAGAGGAAAAAGCGTTAAGAGAAAAAGAAATCGCTGATCGTAGACAAGCTAAAATTGATGCCGAGCAACAAAAACTCGCCCAAGAAAAAGCTGATTTTGAATTGGTAAAAAAAGAGCAAGAAGAAAAAAGCGCTCACCAATTAAAAGTAGATAGCAGAATTCAACAACTTGTAGATCTGGGCCTGAAATTCGATTTCCAACAAACATTTGTCGGACACGAATATTTTATTGATGTCCTGGATATTAAAACCTACGACGATTCCAAATGGGATAAAATGATTTCTGATATCGAAAACAGAATCGCTAATCCTGTCGAAGAAGTTGCTGCTCCAGAAAAAGAAGACGAAAAAGAAGTGCTAATAGTTGCCGAGCCAGTTAACGAGTCTTTGGTAGAAAAATTAATCCCTATCGTTGAAAAACAGAATCTAGTAGATTTAAAAGAAGCACAAAAAGAGGCTTCATGGGATAATATATTCAACGACTTCAAACTTTCTGGCGAAAAATCATTGTCCACGTGGCTAAAAACAAATTATAATGCACCAACTAAAATCAACTAAAATGCAAAGAAAAATTATTGCTTACAGTAGCGTTTACGAACGTAAAGAAACAAAGGAATTCGAATTTATTGACTTGATTAAAAATCAATCCACAATATTTGAATCTTTTGGTATTTATAATTATGTTTATGAACTAGATCGAATCAAAACCATTTCAGACAAAGAAGAAAGAAATCAAGCGAAGCGAAGTTATATTCCAGCTGTTGATTTATCAATGAGTGGAGTACTTTCAATTGACATTGACGGGATTTTTAATAATCAAGATCTAAAGTCTAAGATCATAAAAAAACTATCAAACTTGAATTCATGTTTTGCAGCAATGGAATCAGTAAGCGGAAATGTTGTCGCTTTTTTTAAATACGAATGTACAACCGTAGAATTTCCTTTCCTTTATTATAAAATTTACTTGGAACTCACATTGCTTCTTTCGGTAAATATAGATTTTCTTCCGGAAATCGGAAGACTTCGTTATGTGAGTATTGGAGAACTTTTCCATTATAATGAACATAGTGAAGTTTTGGACGAGGTAATGGAATGCGAAACGCTGCCATACATAAACACCCAAGTAGGTAAAAAGAAAGCCCGGGACGTAAGATACGGTTCTAATTAATTAAACTAAAAACCATGCAATTAAAAACGATAAAAAAGGTTCTTGTAACAAAACTTGAAGACTGGTTAACATCTATTACAGATGTTAACCTTAGAAAAGAAGTAAGGGATAATCTTCTGGTTTCCGGAGGATCAATCACTTCTATGCTTTTAAATATTCCAGTGAATGATTATGATATTTACATCAAAGACATGAATGTTTTAATCAGACTAGCAAAGTACTATGTCAATTCAGATGAAGTTTTAGATGGAAGGAAAAGAAAAGAATATCTTAAAAAACATACTGAAATTTCAAATTATAACATTGAAGATGATAGTTCCGAAATGGCGGTACGTTTGAAAAATCTAAAAGAGGATCAGGTAAAATTAAACATTCAATCTATTGGAGAACGAAAAGATCTTGTTAAAGATGCCGGAGGAGTTCCTTTGAAATATCAAGTTTCTTTTTTATCTCAAAACGCAATCTCTTTAACTGATGATATTCAGATTGTATTGCGCTTTCATGGAGATGCCGAGCAAATTCATAAAACATTTGACTTCATTCATGCTACAAACTATTTCACGTTTGAAGATGGACTTGTAACAAATAAGGCTGCCCTTGAATCAATACTTACAAAGTGTTTGAAATATCAAGGAAGTCTTTACCCATTAACTTCTATTATCCGATTGAAAAAATTCATTCATAGAGGCTGGACAATAAATGCTGGCGAGATGTTAAAAATGATGTTTCAAGTTAGTGAATTGAATTTAAAAGATCCGCAAGTACTTGAAGAACAGTTAATTGGAGTGGATGTAGCCTATTTTGCTGTCCTGATCGATATACTTAGAGGTATGAATCCAGAAAAACTAGACAGCCACTCTTTAAACACAATTATTGATCGTGTTTTCAATGAGTATGACGAACCAAATGATCAAGAACCAGTTTAATCCTTAAAACAAATACACATGATTAATTTATTCAATGCACAAATACAATATATTTCCATTCATAAGATTGGAAATAAGAGCCGTAACGAGTCAATATTCTTATCGGACGAACCATATAAGCTAAGTGACGAAATTGTCCCGCTTATCAAAGAATTCTTTCTTAAACCGTTTAGAGATAAAGAAGAAGTTTATTATCAATTCGCTCATGATGTTGATATCGAATACAACGAAATGTTTGTTTCTGTATCCAGTATTTTTGAAAACCCTTCAATAGTACATAATGCATCAAGATCAATCACAAATCATCTTTTCGAGCAGGGAGGACATCCACATATTAAGTCAGGAGAAGTTTACGTTGTTCATTTCACAAATCTTTCAATTGACAACAATATAGTTGATGCCATCGGAATTTTTAAATCGGAAATTAAAAACGACTTCTTAGAATTAGAAGAAAACGGCAGCCACTTGGATATGATTTTAAAACAAGGAATTTCCTTGGACAAATTAGACAAAGGCGCGCTTATCTTCAATTACAAAAAAGAAGATGGTTACAAGATTCTGGTTCACGATTCTAATCGCTATGACTCTCGTTACTGGCTCGAACATTTTCTCTCCGTGGATGCTTTTGAAGACGAAAATTTCCTGACCAAAAAATATTTAAAATTTGCTCAGGATTTCGCCAAAGAAGTTGTTGCTCCGTCCGAAGACAAAAAAGAAGAAGTAATGTTCATGAATCGTTCTATGAATTACTTCGCCAAAAACGATGAATTCGAAGAATCTGCTTATCTGAATGAGGTTCTGGACAATCCAGATCTGATATCAGAATTCAAAAATTTCAAGGTGGATAAAGGCGAAAAATATTCAATCGAAGACGTTTCGAGCTTTCCAATTTCAAATACTGCAGTTACAGATGCCCGACGAAAATGGAAAGGGACAATTGCTCTTGATACTGGAATGACAATCAAAATGGATTTCATTAATCCGGAAAGCGCTGAGAGGTTCTTAGAACGCGGATGGGACGAAGAAAAACAAATGTACTATTATCTTTTATATTACAATAAAGAAGAAAAATAATTATGACAAAACACAAAAACACTTATCAGGGCAAAGTCTCTGATAAGTTAACTTCTATGGAAGTCGGAGAAAGTTTTAGTAAAAAAGAATTCATTACAGACACTTGGCAAGATTACAATTATTTTATCTGCCGATCGTTCGATGTATTCTTTACCTATTCCAAAAAGAATTTTCCGGACAAAAAATTCAGATGTATTAAAGGATTTATTCACAGAATAATATAAATATCATGGCAGAAAATAGCGATTTAGCCCTTGTAAATGCAGAAGACTTAAGTTTAGTTGATAATAATAGCTTAAATAAAAATCAATTAGCTTTAATTCTAAAAAAAACTCCGAAACAGTATGTAAAACAAAGAGCCGCTAAAGGTGGTGGAACATGGGATTATGTTTCTGGAGGCTACATAAAAAAATGCCTTAACCTTATGTTTGGCTGGGACTGGGATTTTGATATAATATCTGATCAAATATCATTTGGAGAGGTTGTGGTAAAAGGAAAATTAACTTGTCGAAGTAATGGAAAACAAATTGTAAAAACCCAATACGGCAACAAAGAAATACTTTATAAAACTGAAAAAGTTTTCAATCCAGACGGAACACCAAAGATGGTAGAAAAGTACGGTAAACAAGTTCAGGAAACACGACCAAGCCAACAGCCCTTATCAATTGGAAATGACTTCAAATCCGCTGCTACCGACTGCTTAAAAAAGTGTGCTGCTGAAATTGGAATTGCTGCGGACATTTACAACAAAGACGATTTTAGGGAAATAAAAGTAGATACAAGCAATGATTCAGATTCCAAGTATATGGAAATACTGGAACTTTTCGATGAAATAGCCGATTTTATCCCTGCGGAAGAATTTGATAATGTGAAACGAGTAATTGACAAGCAGGAAAAAAATAGCTACGACAAAATTCTTAGGGACTTAAAAAAGTGGAAAGATGGCATTATCAAATAAAAGAACCGGAATGATTACTTCTAGTGAAATTGTGGCTCTTACTACAAATGGAAGGCGTGATATGACGGAGGAAGAGCAAAAAGCCTACAAGTTAGCAAATCCATCAGGAACTCGAAAAACAATTGATGGACCAGGAGTTCCATTCTACACTTACGTAGAAGAATGTATTATCGAAAGATTTTATAAGCATTCCTTGGAAAACGACATGGAAGTAAAAGCTATGGCATGGGGAAAGCTTTGCGAGCCAATTGTCCATAATCTGCTTCCAAACGAGTATATTCTACATTCAGATGAAACAGAAATTCATCCTTTATATCCGGAATGGAGGGGCACAGCGGATGGTACAAAGCTAATTGAAGACTCGGTTGTCGACACCGTTACCGATATCAAATGCCCATTAACCCGTAAGGCTCATTACAACCTAATAAAAAGGCTTTATCATTTTGATGGATTACTCGCTGTTAAAAAAAGGTTTATCGATGGAAATGTTATTATCCAACAAATCCGAAAAGATTCTAAGGAAGGGGAAAAGTATTATTGGCAACTCTGTAGTAACGCTTGTATCTTAGGTGCAAAATATGCCGAACTAATAGTTTTCATGCCTTACTACGAAGATTTAGAGGATATTCAGTTATACAACAGTCAACTTCCGGAACCATATTGGCTAGTTGCCCGCGCAAAAGAAGGAGAGCTTCCTTATATCGACCGTGAAACTGGAATTGAAAACGTAAACATTATTCGCTTTCAAGTACCTCAAGCCGATAAAGATTACCTTACTTCAAGAGTTGTTTTAGCAATCGAAGAAATAAACAAATAATTTAACCCCTCCTGCCTTGTGATATAGGCAGGAATTAAAACTAAAAATCATGCAAACAGCAATTCAAATTCTTTATAATGAAATAATTGGAGACGATGATGTTTTAGATATGCCAATAGAATTTATTCAAAAAATAACTTCAAAATTCGCTAAAGCAATGGATAAAGAAAAAGAACAAATAATCAATTCTTTCGATCTAGGTTCGGTTAGCGAAATTCAAGGTGAACATTATTATAACGAAACATATACAAAACCATGACACTAGAAGACATACTTGATGTGGAGTACGAAATTGTTCGTTTCCAAAAGAAGCTACAGGCAGCCAAACTAAGAATTGCCTCCGACGAATACGCAATACGTGGATGCAAGGAAACTGGAGCCGTAAAACGTGGCGCACTAGACCTAAAAAATGAATTAACTAAAATAACACGATAATGGCAGAAGTAAAAAGCAAATCATATACATTGTATTCGGAAAACGGATCTTGGCTTGGACAAGTTGTAATAACAAATGACGGAATGTTTGGTTCCGTAACTGATTGGGGTAATTTTTCTTATTCATGGCGTTCTTTTGGAGATTGTTTCAGGACATTTTTAATTGGACTTAACGAACAATATTTTGGAGGAAAATTAGCAACTGGCATGGGATATATTGTCTACAATAAAAAAGTAGAAAAGTCATGCATTAATTACGCTGAAAAAATTCTTCCGGCTCTGAGAAAAGCATTGAAAGAAGATTTAGAAAAAAATCCAGAGTGGATTTAAAATAAATACTTATATTTGCATTAGTATTGAAGTCGAGAGCAGTACAAATCCCACCTAAAAATATTACACAGATTCCTATTGATGAAGCCCTCTCGACAACGGCTGATTCAATAGGATTTCTTGCTATTAATCAACTAATAGTTTACTGGAACTCAAAACCTTTAATTATCATGGCTAAATTCGACCTAAAATTTCTTTGTTGCCACGGATCTGGCGATACCATCAAAGTGGAATATTTAAAACAAGTTGACTCTGAATTCAACGAACACTGGATTAGTATTCAAATAGAACAGGAAGGTAAAATGGTTCCAATTGCATTAGACAAATCTACAGCAATTAAATTCGCTAAAACACTTCGAACTGAAATCAATAAAATTAATACTGTATGATTTATGGAACAATTACCTTGGTTTAAGTTCACTCCTAAAGACTGGATGATGGGTAAAATACAAAAATGCCCAGAAGTTACACAAGCTAGATTTATGAGATTGAATTCTGTTTATTGGAATAAAAAGTGTGTTCTTTCGTATAATGATGCTGAAATTGAAATTGATAAAGAGCATTTAGACTGTTTGATTTCAAAAAGAGTTATAAAATGTTTTAATGATTTTATTGTAATAGATTTTTTAAACGAACAATTAGACGATATTCAGAACGATAGCACTGACAAAAGTAGATCTGGGGAAATAGGCAACTTAAAACGTTGGCATCCCTTAATTCACGAGAGATATATGAAAAGAGAAATAACTTTAGATCAAGCTTTATCTATCGCATACCCATCGCACCCCGATCGCACCCCGATCGCACAGGTATCGCAAAACATCGCAGATATAGATATAGACAAAGAAGTAGATAAGACAAAGAATAAGAATCTTAATACTATACTAAATAATTCTCTTTTGTCCGAAATTAAAATTTCTGACGATAAGTTGTTTTTTATTATCAATGATTTAAAAATTGATGCTGACGAAAAGTTAATTTCTTATTTCGATATAGCCAGGAATTTTCAATTACTTTTTATTAAAAATCTAAAAGAAAAAGAATCGCCTTTTGCTGTACAGGAAAAAGCTACTTATAAAAATTATATTCCTTCAATTCGGATAATGATTGAAAAAGAAAACGTAACTATAGAAAATCTTAGAGATGCATATAATTTCCTTAACAGCAAAGAAGGAGATTTTTGGAAGCCAAACATTTTATCTACTTCAAAACTAAGAGAACAGATATCGCAACTATTAATTCGAAAAAAAACAATACATAATGGATCAAAACCAGAAACCGCTAACAGAACAAGAAACCGATAAAAGTTTGCCGGTAAATAAAATTGATTTAGATTTTGGCTTCAACAGATATAATTTTCTAAAATCACTAAATCAAGATGATTTGTCTGAATTAGAAATTAATCAAATGAAAGATTTTGAAGAAATTCATTTTCAGTCAGAAGAGCAAAAAGAGAATCAAAAAATATATTGGCAGAAAGTTAGAGAATCAGTTGTAGAAGTTGAAAAAACATTTACAAAAAAAGAACTCTGGAATACTTTTCTTAAAACATTTAAGGAATTGCATGGAAAAGAATTTATTTATGATGGTGAAATTTTAGAAAACATCAAGCCTATAATGTACTATTTCTTAAAAGATGAAAATTTCTTTTTCTGCAAAAACTTGTCAGGATTATCAGAACCAAGTTTTGATAAAGGCATATTACTTATTGGGAATTTCGGAAATGGAAAAACCGCTGTAATGGCTACTTTTGAGAAAATATTTAAAGGCGTTAAATCTAAAACATTCAAAGGATATTCTACAAATGAAGTTGTAAACCTTTTCGAGAAAATAAATCCCGCTTCAAATGAGCAAGTAATTACAAGGCCGGAATTTGATAAAATGATGAATACAGGGAAACGTTATTTCGATGATATTAAAACTGAGCGCCATGCTTCAAACTTTGGCAAAATGAATTTAATGAAGGATATTCTTGAAGTCAGAGAAAAAAACAATCTGCTCACCCATGGTAGTTGCAATTTTAAAGACGGATGTGAAAATGATATTCCGGCTGCTCTTGATGAATTTGAAGAAAAGTATGGAAGTAGGCTTTATGATCGTATTTTTAAAATGTTTAATATAATTGAGTTTAAAGGAAAAAGCTTTAGGCGTTAAAAATAAATAGCCATGACAGTACAAAGCGCCATAGCCCGACTGGAGAAGATCAGAGGGATTGCCCATCAAGATCTTTCCATTTTTCAAGAAACTCCGATCAGAGATATTTTGAAGCACCGAAAACAAGCTGCGGTCTTAATTGACAAGGGCGCAGATTATCACCAAGAAGAAGCTCTTATGAGTATTATTGAACATTGTGAAGTAACTATTAAAAAATATTTATACCTATGAAATTAATATCAATGACCAAATTTGTTTTGCAAGACATCCAAGATTCTTTAGATAAGGATGCTGCGGATATTCACAGAGATTATGCTAGATTTCTAGACCAACCTTTAACTTTAGGAATGTTTGTTCCTTGTAAAAAAGTTAATGGTGTTTGGGTTGTTTTGGAAAAACCCGAATGTAGTTTAGGGAACAAATGCGCAAGCCCTCCATGTGTAGAATACCAAGAAGCAAAATACAGAGTTTTGTTTGAGGGGTTTGAGATAAAAGACCACAAAAATCATAAAACGATTAAATTAAAAGACGCTGATTTCAATGTTTTTTGGAATAAAGGATGTGAATTAGGATGGTATTTGTCAATAGGAATCAAAACCATCGAAGACATTTCAAAATATAATTTACAACTTACCGAAACCGCACAAAAACAAATCGGATATGAACAAGTACTATTTTGAATACTGGTATAGGCACGGAAAAGAAGAGCAAGATTTTGACACTGCCGAAATAGAAGATAAAACAGAATCAGGAGCCTATCTTCAAGTAAAGGAAATACGAAAGTGGGTATTCGGGATAAAATTAATTAGTATTAACGATGTCCCTGTATAATAGAAATCAACAACGAATCGCTATGGAAGATAAATTTAAACTTTGGCTACAGCAAAACGGAGCAGAAATTCTTCCCTGTACAAACGAATTTGAATTGATTCGTTTCGAGGGATCGGAAACCGGTGTAAAATACAAATCGGGTAAGTATTCCAATCCCTATGCCCAAAATGCTTTTATTTGTTTTACAACCGGTAAGAAATGGGATGGAAGACCTTTAAATGTTGGCAGGAAAGCTAATTATAAGAAAGAAAAAGAAGCTTTGGTTAAAAGAGATGGGTGCCATTGTTTTTATTGCGGTAAACCGTTGTTGGATGATATTACACTAGAGCATTTAATATCTCTTACTTCTGGAGGATTGAATAATTTATCAAATATGGTTTTAGCCCACGAAGATTGTAATAACTTTATGGGGCATAAGCCTTTAAATGAAAAAGTAAATTATGCTTTAAGAATGAGAATGGAAAATTTAAAAAATAGTATTAACGGAATAAATGTAGAGCCATGATTAATAAAAAGAAATTAAGCGAAATGTCAGAAAGAGATGCGTGGGAAATATTTAGAATTCATGCGGATGATGGATATTTTAAATTCCCTTTTTATCATGCTACCCAAGATAATGGATGGAGAACAACAAATAGTTTTCAATGCCATATTTTAGAAGCTAATAAGGAAAAGTTATTTGAATTGTTTGATATTGACGAAGAGTTTTATTCTAAAATAGAAAACCCAATGATTGTTGTTTCACGTGATGCAACTTTATCTGATGGAACTTTTATTAAAGACGCGAGTTCTGATAAATTAAAACAATTCCTTAGAAAAACTTACGGTTATAAAAATTCAGAATTAAAAAGAGGAAAATCAAATGCTATATTACTTGAAAAAGGAATAGTCTTTACTCAGCATTTTAAACCTAAATATAAATTATCATGAAAGTAGGACATCGAGTAAGACTAATCGGAACTTACACAGAAGATAAATACAATCCAAAAGACATTGAAGGAACTATAGTTTCAATTACTGGAGATTACAATCCAATTCTTGTGCTTTGGGACAACGGAATACGAAATAGCTATGTAGCTAAAAGCCTTGAATTAGTATGAAAGCAGATAAACTAGAATTAAAACATATTGCTGGGTATCTACCTTATGGACTCAAAATGATGTCGCAGAATGATTTTGTATCTCCTTTAATTAGGGATTTAAGAGTTGATGGATTTCAATTTATGATTGATACGCGTAAACCAATACTGCGCCCAATTTCTGACCTCATAAAAGAAATTGAGGTTAATGGATATAAATTTATACCAATGCACTTTTGGGACGACAAAAAAAGAATAGAATTGCTTCAAAATTGTTCAACAGATTATACTTATTGCGAATATTTAGAACACTTTATATTCGAAGAACTTTACAAGTGGTATTTTGATGTTCATGGATTAATTCCTGCCGGTTTAGCAATCGATATTAATTCATTAAATAAAAATGCCTAGGTGCTTATCGTGTAATCAGAAATTCGTTCCAAAAGTTTTTTTACAAAAATTCTGTGAGGATCAAGAATGTATTTCTGCTAAATTAGAATATCAGGCAAATAAAATATCCGGAACTAAGAAGCCACAAAAGGCAATAAAAAAGGTTTCGGAAAAACGTTCTATAGAAAACCTGCAGTATTCCGCAGACCGAATAGTTTTTCTTGGAAAGCCGGAAAACAAGATTTGCCCGATAACAAAAAAACCGACTGTAGAGGTTCATCACACTTATTCAGGTAAAGATAGAGCAAAATATTATTTGGATTCATCTACATGGCTTGCTGTAAGCCGAGAGGGTCATAACTGGATTCATTCCCATCCGAAAGAAGCCAGAGAGTTAGGTTATTTAAAATAAACACATAAAAATATGTCAGAAATAAAATTAACAATTCCATTATTGACTCACGTTCGAAAAACGAACAACAAAATTAAAGCCGACAAGTACATGAAGATAAACAACCAGGCTATTTACGATGGGAGTTTGAATCATTTCTCACGCGCAATTGTTGTGAATCATCTACATGAGCATTTCTCAGATAATATTGATCCCGAATTTAAAGGATTAAATATTTCCTCGAATAACATTTCGCTTCTATATGAATTTCATACCGTTTTAAATCATGGAGATGTTCGACGCTTGAAAACCGGAATATCTTGGAACCCACCAAAGAAAGATTACTCTCCGTCTTGGGATTTAGATAATCTGGCTGATTTATGGACTAAAATAGGAAATGACACCTTAGTTTTAGACAATGTAATAAAACAGGACACTGTTGCGTTTATAAAAGAAAAGACTTGTCGTTTTGTGGAAATAAAGGAATTGTTCGACGCTAGAATAGAAATAACTATAACTTATTAAATCATGGAAAATTTAACTCCAGGTTATCCGTTGCCAAAAACAAACACTCAGGAAAAGTGGAAGAATGTTATTGATTTTGAAGAGTTTTATCAAATAAGTAATATTGGAAGATTTAAAATAAAAGAGCGTATTGTTAGTAAAAACAAAATTGGGCAAAGATTAGTTCCAGAAAAAATAACTACAGGAACTGTAACTGGTGAGATAGGAAATCAATACAAATGTGTTTCTATGTCTAAGAACGGTATTGAAAAAAAACAAAAGACTTCATATATTAGTTGCCATTCATTTTGTTCCTAATCCACATAATCTAAAAATTGTGAATCACATAGACTTAGATAGCTTTAATAATCATTATTCTAATCTGGAATGGGTTAATACAATGGAAAATGTATGTCATGCTTTAAAGAATAAAAAAATGTCCTCTCCTTATATTGGAGTTATGAAAGTAAAGAAAACTGGTAGATATTCATCCCGGATTACAAATAATGGAATCAGAATTGTCTTAGGTACTTTTGACGAAGAAATAGACGCTTATAATGCAAGAATAGCGTATCAGGAAAAACATAATATATTAAATAGATACAAATAACACTTAAATCAAATAAAATGAATCAACAAATTTTTAATGAATTGGAAACGATAAATAAATTGTTCCATTACAAAACGGAAAACATTTTAAATTACATCACGAAAAACTTAAATTCAATTTCAAAACTAGAAAGCAGAATAACTGATCTAGATGAAGAGATTGATTCACTTACAGAACAAGTACAAGATAGACCAAATTGTTTCGAATACCCTGATGGTTTTCAAGATAATATTGTGACCGTTTCTGCTTTGGAAAAAATGTTTGCAAACCTAGACAGAATTCCGGTGGATAAATTAGATGAATTTGTGGATAAATACGCTGTATAATGAGTACAATAACCGTAAATAGTATTGATTTATTAAAATCAATCAACGTAGTAGCTCCTGTTGTAAAAGACAGGACTACTCTTCCGATATTGAGTAATTTGCTGATTAGTGTATCCGGAAACGAACTCAAAATAACGGCCTACAATCAAGAAACTAGAGCAAGTATAACAATGAAGATAGAAAGCGATGAAGAGTTCTCGTTTTGCGTATCGAAATCACTTCTTCATAGTATTTTGTCTAGTTTGCCAAATGTTGATTTGTCGATTAGTTTTGCTAAAACCACTTTGAGCATTTCTTCAAAAATAGGAGATTACAGCCTACCTACAGAAGAGGCAGTATTTTTTCCTGAAAGCCCAAACTTAGGTGATCTGGATTCATTTAAAGTAGATTCTCAGTTGTTCGTGGACGGAATCCAGAAAGCAATTCCTTATGTAGATTCACTGACAGACAATCTAAATCGTATTTTAATAAAATCTGAGGACTCGAAACTAAATATTGCCGGCATGAGCAAGGTTTCCATTTACGAAAAGAAATTCGATTACAATGGAGATGATGTAGAAATTATGCTTACAACGGAATCTGCCAAATTCATTAGCCAAACCATAAATACTGATTCCGATTTATCTATTAAGTATAATTCTAATTTCTTTTGTGTGTATTTCGATAACATAACTATTGAATCTATTCAATTAGCTGTAAAATCGCCTCCTTACGGAAAGCTACTTGATAGTATTAAAGAGGAAAACATTTTAAAAATTAGTCGCGAATTATTTTTAGGATGCGTGAAAAGATTTTCTGCCGTATCTGATAAGGATAGCAAGTTTTTGGTCATGGAAGTTTCTAAGAAAAAAATTACTTTGTCTTATGAAAATGACTTTCTAAAACATACCAAAAAAGAGGAAGTAACTGAGTTTGAATACGATGGAATCGAGGTTAGAATCGGGTTAAATATCAATCAGCTAAGAACTATTTTGAGTACTCTGGAAGAAGATGTGACAATGTATTTTAGCGCACCTGATCGACCTGTCCTATTTGTAGAAACTCATACTAGAATATTGTTTTCTCCAATGAAAGTTTAAGTGTAAATTATTTATAAGACAAGATTATGGCATTCACAAAAGATATTTTAATAGAAGAAGAAAGTACGAATATAATTGTAAGTAATGAACTTAAATTTATTCAGATAGTTTTTGAATCAGATCAATTAGACGGAATCATTTCTTTAGATAAAGAAACTGCAATTAAATTTGCTAATGCATTATTAAAACAAGCAAAAGCAATAAAACCAAAATAATGCTAAATCTAACAAAAACCTATCATCGTAAAAAACAAATACTTTACGATGAATCAGGATCAGAAATTCTAAGATTCAAGGACAAGATGCCGGATGGTGAAAACTTCACAGGGCCACTAATCGAAAACATGAACAACTACATTAGAATCTATCCTGAAAGAGTAGAGGTTATTGAGAGTAAAAAAGAAACAAATGTTCAAATTAATTTATTTTAGCTATGAGTCAAATAAAATTTAGAGGTAAAACACAAGATTCAAACGAATGGGCTTACGGTTTTTTTTATGAACAAAAAATGCTTTATGGAAGCCATGCTACAATAATCGCAACAGTGAAAGAACCTAATGATTGGGATGATGAAGAGCAAAAACATTTTCATATAAAAAGAGATACATTAGGGCAGTTTTCCGGATTAATAAGTAAAACAGGAGTTGACGCATATTACGGAGACATAATCGAATTTCAGAATACCGAAGGTCATCGTCTTGTGAAATCACTGTCTTTTTGCGTCAAAACACAATCTACCATGATTGGCGAAAACTGGACTTATAATGATTTATGTAACTCAGGATTCATTCAGCCCAGCGTATTGGAATTTGACATTATAGGAAATGTTTATGACAATCCAGAATTGCTTAAATAATGCCTCGTAAAGCGATGGACAAGGCTCAGATAACACCTGAGCTTATGAAACAACAAAAAGACATGCGTGCTTTTCTTCGGGGCCAGCCGGAAATTACATGGAAGGAGATTCGCCCATTAGGATTTTCAGTAGATATTTCCACCATTCCAGAGAACGCAGCCGAAGAATTTTTAAGAATATGTTATCAACACGAAACTAAAAAATAAACAATGGAAAACGAAAAAGAATTACAAGAAGCAAAAGACTTAATTAACCGTTACGGACAAAAAGTTTATCCGTTTGAAGGGTCAGGATACTTAACAGGAAATGAAAGTAATCAGGCTAAATTTAGTAATGGAAAAACAGAAGCTTTATATTTAGCCGATAGAATGCTTTCAATTAGAATTCCATATACGCAAGACAGAATATCAAATTCATTTTGGTTCGATCACAATGCTTATTGGGTTAGCGTAAGAACTATTTTAGAACAAATAAAATACGAAGATGTTGAATGGGAATTTAAATATGTGAAATAATATGAAAACAGCAGTAGATTTAATTAAAGAAGAGAGAATAATTAAGCAAATAGGTAAATATGGTTTCACGGCAGAACATCATGCTAAAAATCCCCAATGGTATGATAAGGGCCAACTTATTGAAGCTTCGATAAAATTAAGCTATACAATACCTAATGATGAAGCTCCAGAAAACTGGAGTCCTGAATGGTTTTCAAAATTATGCAATAAGCCTCACCAAGAAAGATTAATTATTTCAGCAACGCTATTAGCTTCTGAATGGGATAGATTAGAGTATTTAAAACACAATAACACTGGAGACAGGGTTTAAAAACACAATAATTATGGATAAGCAATTTTGGGAGGCTTTATTTGAAAGTTATCCGCAAGCAGTAAAAGAGTTTTATGATTTTATAGACAAGTATAAGTCAATTAATAATTGGGATAAATTGTTTAAAAAAGATATTAAATTTCATCATATACCAGTAGAGTTGCAACTTGGGGTATGGATATTATTCTTAAATGAACAGGGTTGTGGGAACTTTGAAGAATACACCATAGGCCCTGATGTGTTTGAATCAGAAAGCATGTGGGAAACTACTAGTGAGTGGTTCAGAGATAGAGAAATTAATATTAATATTGAAAAGTCATGAAAATAAAAATAAACAAAGAACAAATAGTTTATCTAAACTCACTTGATACTCCAGAAGCCAAAAAAGAATTTCTAATGAATTGCTTCTTACATCAGTTTGAGGATGTATTAAAAAACGAGTATAAGGAAGAAGTAGAAGACTATCCATACGATAGACTAATTGCTATGGGAATAGCTATTGCATCAAGAAGAGAAAAGCCAGACATAGAATATGTTGATCCTATTGATGAAGAGACGCTTCAAAAAATGAATGATCTTAAAGAATTTGGAATCATTTTTCCTCAGAAAAGAAATTACACAATAGGAGAACTAGTTGATAAGGTAACTGAGATGTCAGTTGATAAAATTGAAAAAGAAAACCTTCTTAAGTTTGACTTACCAAAAGGCAATCAAAATAAAATATTCAAAGAACAATATCCTGTTTCAAATAGAGGAGAGCCTTTAGTAGATGTTACAGGAAAGCAAGTCCCATTAAATCACGAATCACTATCTAAAGAACAGTTAAAGGATATAACAAAACCAACTGTTCCCAAAAACTTTTTGGATAAGTGGTTAGACGAAGGTATTCACGTTACGGAATATGGAGTAAGACCCATTCATAATTTCAAACTGCTTGAAGAATTTAAAAACTATGAACCTCCACATCCAGATAAAGTAAAAAAGTACACCAAAGAAGATTTAGAAAAAGCATTTAATAATGCTAGAAACATAAATCCTCTCACTGGAGTTATGGGAGATAGATATTTTAAGTATGCTTTATTCGAAGATTATCTAAAAGAAATAATCCCTAGTAGCTAGCTAGGGATTATAAATTATTTAATTTGGAGTAGGTGGTTTTGGCGGTGAAGGTAACTTCAGTCCAGAACCTTTTTCTTTTTTATCTGATTTTGGCTTAGAAGAATAATTCTGAACGTTTCCTAATCCAGTAATTGAAAGAGCTGTTAAGAATGATTTAACCATATCAGGATCTTCTTTTACGGCATCCCTAACAGATCCTAAGAAAATAGGATACATTGAGAAAGCTTCATCTTCCGAAAGTGTTTGCCCAAAATCGTTCACTCTTTCTATTTCTCCTGTTTTTTCATTTAATTTAGGAGTTGAAGTCATATAGTGATGGAACATTTGAAACCCAGGAGATTCTTTATTTATCAAAAATCTAGTTGTAGCATCGAATCTGTTTTTAATTCCATACTGCTCTTCTCCCATTTTATAAATAGAACCATCGGCACGTTTTACTTGTTCATCAAAGAGTCTTGCATATAAGGTGATTAATGGAACATATCCCCCCCATGGATCATATCTCAGTTTGCCAATTTTTAATTTTCCGAAATCAGAACTTCTTGGATCTTTTTCAATCGTTAGTTCTTCATCATCATCGTCTTTATAAGCGTTATATGCTGCCGTTAACAAAGCCATTGTTGCCATTGTAGAAACTGCTGACTTTAAAAATGTAGCCATGGCCATTTTATTTGCCACAGATACTTTATTGTAGTTTCCGGCTTTAAAATCAGAAGACATAACTTGTTGTCTTACATACCAAATAGGATTAAGTTGTTGAAATACAGAAACAGCATTTTTAAACGAGAAGAAAAACACATTCAAAAGTTTCTGGTTCATTTCAAATCCGGCCGGCTTCGCTCTTCCAGAAAATGTCCTAATATAGCTTGCCAAAGCCTCATAGTCTTCCGGATGATTTATCGGGTCTTTACCTTCCGCTTTAAGCCTATCTACTCCACGGACAAATTCTTCAAATCTTAATTGATTTCCATAAGCAGAAAGACCTCTTTCAACTGCTTCAAAAGCATTAACATTTTTCCATTGTTGAGATCTTGAAATTTTATCTTTCTCAGTTATTTCAAGTTTGTTTGTAGCAAATTTATTATACTGTTTTTTAAATTCATCTATCAAAGTATCTCCAATAGATTTTCTTTTAGTATCTGTAAATTGCTTCCCTTTTTCACCTCCAAAATATCTTGTACCTATCATGGTAGCATTCCAGATGAAGTTCAATAAATTTCCAGAGGCCATCTCCTCACGAACTTCATTTCTTAAATCAGGTTGTGTAATACCAATATCTAGTTTTTTAGCTAATGGAAAGTCGGGATGCCCGATCAACTGAGACATTGATTTGTCTGCTTTCTGCTGAGAACCAATAGAGCCAAACAGTTTCCAGAACTTTTTACCTAACTCTTTTGGATTTCTTAATAATTCAGAATAAGTAAAACCTCGAAGTTGAATACCAATTAAACCTAAATCCAACGAAGCTTTAACCGCACGAAGCAATCCTAAAGATTCAAGAGCAGCGTCTAAAAACTTTCTAGCTTTAGTTCTGTTTTTTAATTCTTGAATGTATTTAAGTTTCTCGAAATGCTCATAAATTTCCTCTCTTTCAGCGCGTAAATTATTCAATTCATTGTCAGCTAAAATAGGTTTTACTTCTTTTTTAGCGAAATCTTTGTTTTTAATCCTTTCTTCTAAGTCTGAAATTTGCTTTTTAGCCCTAGTTTTAGCTGTTTTTAAGCGTTTTTCTTCTACTAGCCCAGCTTCTTCTCTCAAAATTTGTTTAGCAGCAAGAAGACCTTTTTTCTGTGCTCTAAGATTTTCTAGTTTAGCAGAATTTAAAGCAGATGGTTTTTCTTTGTAAGCAATGTTTTGCGTATCGATTTCTTCTTGTAGCTTAGATATTGACTTTTCTAAAGTAGATTCTGCGCGCGATATTTTTTGTTCTTCCGTTAATTCCGGTTTTCCAACCAAATCATCTAATGTTTTTCTTTTTTCATCACGAATAGATTTTAATGTTTCAGCCTCAGCATCAAGTTTAGTTTCAGTTCTTTCAACTTTCCTTCTTTCTCCGTTTGCTATTTGCTTATCTAAGTCTTCAATCTGATTTTTAAGATTTGATTTAATTTTATCGATAGCGGTTGCCCATTGCTCTTCTAAGTTAACCGATTCAAGCCCCAGCTCCTTCGCTAAGCGATTAACTTCTTTCCTCAACTCTCTTGCTTGTTGCTCCGGTTTTTGACGCTTTAAACCGCTTTTTTTAGGCATTTCTCCATTTAAAACATCTTCATAAGCAGAAAGCAGTCTTCCGTATTCTTTTAAACGATTTATTTTACTGGTAATTTCATCCTTATTTGGATTTATTTGTTTTCCGTATCCAGTTAGTGCATCACGAATATCGCGTATGTCAACATCTGGGAATTCTACTGAAATATCTTCTTTTATTTTTTGAGAAATAACATCTATGTCCGTTTCTCCGGCTTCTACATAATCTCTAAATAATTGATTTGGAATTTTTATTTTCCCGTTTTCATCTATAGTTACTTTTGGTTGTTCTTTTTTAGAAACTTCATTAAATATAGCTTCTGCTTCTTTAAATAAATTAGGCATGTGCTTTTTCGCTCCATCTCCAATTTCTTTCAAAACTTGTTTAGAAAAATTAGTCAAATCTCCTTTGGCAGCTTTAAAAGTCAATCCTAAATATTCTCTAAATTCTTTGTCGGCCAACATTGTAGCAACGCTGGTAACATCATTCAATCTTCCAAAGAATTTATTTCGTAATTCTTTTTTTCTTGACTGTTCTTTTTCTGTTAACCCAGATTTATCCTTAGTAGAAATTTCCTTTTTTCTCGAAAGATCTTCTTGAATATTTTTGATTGCTAATTCTTCTTCGGCTTTAGTCGCGCGCGATTCGGCTTCTTTAATTCTTTCCTCAACATCCTTTAACTGATTGGTTAGTTTTTCAAATTCAGCCTTAACTTCCGCAGGAATTTCCCCATTGATATCATTGGCTTTATATTCCCTGATCAGTTTTGATAAATTGTATTTTAAAGATTGATCTTTGTTATAGATATAATTCATTATAGCAAGTCCCTGAGCTGATTTACGCACCGCGTTATCAAAGTCGTTTGATAATTCCTGAAACTTAGCAATAAGAGCCTCCCTGTCTTCCGGATTATTTAACGATTCTTTATCTATTTCTGTTTTAAGCTTATTAAGAACTTCATTATAAACAAGCATCTTCATGTCTGTTTCTTCTATAAGATCGTTTTTTAGCGCATTTATTGCTTCAACAGTACCAACTTCATCTACAAATGAAACAGCTTCGGCATCAGCCTTAGATTGATTTCTTACATCATAGCTTTCGTTCAGTTCTTTTAATGAGTCTGTGATATCTTTTTCGTTACCTCCTTCAATTAATCTGGAAAGCAAAGTTCTTTTTCCTGGTTTACGTTCAAAATCATTCTTAGGTTTTGCCTCTTTTTCAACTTTTTCCTTGTCCGGCTGAACTTCTTCATTGTTTGGCTGTTCTTTAGGTTTATTTTCAGTCTCAATGGTTTCTTTTTTTACTTCAACTTCTCTTTCACTTGGATTAGGCTCAACGGTTTTAGAAACACTTCTTTCGACAATATCTTCTTGTTCGGTAGTTCGTACTTCATCCACTGGCTTAACTCCAGATCGAACACCTCCATCAGTATTAGTATTTGATTTCTGTATTGTTTCATTTTCGTTAACCTTAACAGTTTTAGTATAATCTTGTTTGCTTATGACCGGAACCACCTGCTCTTCGGAAATTTTAAATATATTGTCCATTTGGGATGATATCTCTTTAATTTTAAGATGGTTTAAATTCGAAATCCCTAACATCCCAAGGATTTCTTTCCATACCTTGCTTACAATATTGCTTTCTTTATACTGAGAAGTTCTTCCGATATAATCTCTAAATTTTTTGTTAGAAACAAATTCAGCAATAAATTCATCTTCATTGGTAAGCCCATAATTGAATGTTTTTGATAGTTTAGAAGAGTTTTCTAAATAATCATTTATTGTGTGTTTTAATAAACGATAAGATTCAACTTGGTCTTTTGTTAATACTTTTTTCATCTCTTCCATGTTATTGGAAAGATTATCATACGCGATCACAGAAGCCGCATGAACTGCTTCATGGAATAAAACTTTATCTTTTGAAGATTCATTAAACAGGTTAACTAAGTTAGATATTTCTATCTTGTTTTTTCCTGCATCAAATATTCCTGCAGTTTGTACGTCTTTAAGTAAATCACCAGTATCTACTATAAATTTAGACTGCAATGTTGTGTTGTCTGGTATTGCATCTATTATATTTTGTGGAACATTGATTCTTTTCAACTCTTTTTTTAGAGGACTTTCGGTTTTTATCTCCTCGACCTCTTGTGTTTCATTTGTTGGTTCTTGTATTTCGGCTTGTGGTTTGGCTTCGGTAGCTCCGGTAACAACTGTTTCTGATTTAACTTCATCTGTGATTTGATTTGAATAGTTTTTATTTGCTCTTTCTGTTATTTGTTCATTAGTAATCTCAATGTTTTTTTTACCTTCCGGATTAAGCTCTTCTGTTAGTTGTTTTAAAGCCTCTCGCTTAAGTTTATCCTGTTCTTTTATAGGCAGCACATCTACTTCCGAAATAGATCCTTCTAATATTTTAGACTTTAAATCATTCGCCTTGGTGTATTCAGTTTTTAAATTATCTAATAATATTTGTTTAGTTTCAGTAGTTGTACTTGGATCTAGTTTTATTTGTTTCGCTTTTTCTTGTGTAGACTCTGTGATGTCAATAGACTTCAACAATTCTTCTTTTACTTTTGGCGATAGAGATTCTACATGTTCAACATTTTTTTGAACAAGATTTCTGTTTGTATCAATTAAACCATCAATGGTTTTGGTTATTTCCTGTTTTGATTCCGGAGATAACTCGGGATTTTGAAGTTCATTCTGTAAATTAAAGACTTTTTTGTTATTGGTTTTTATCGTGTTTTTATCCTGGTAATTTGTCACTTGTTGAATTCCTTTTAATCCTGCGCCAAAAACAGCTCCTCCAAACGCGCCTCCAATAAAATCATCGGCCATGGTCTGATAAATATTATAATCGGCCGGCTTAACTCCCGTAGCCACATCCACTGCGTTTTCGGCAACTCCTTGAAAAGCTTCCTCTAATCCCTCTCCAGACATAGACGCTAATAATGGATTTTTCAGCAAAGCATTTTTATAATACTCGCTTAATCCATCTTTCAAAATAGTTACTGCCTTTTTACTTCCTTCTCTTTCAACAAGGCCTCTTGCAGCTGCTCCAATACTACCGGTCCCTAATGACTCAGTTGCTCCCTGAATTAATCCGGTAGCCAATGCATTTGCAACTCTGACATTATTATTCATTTCCGAATTTTCTTCTTTTAGTTGCTCGTTTTTACCAGCACCAAACATCATAGATGAAGCAGCGATTAATTGGGGAGCTTTCATTGCTGCTCCACCAACCATAATAGAGGTAGTTGCCGGCAATGATTCAGCAAAACTATTGGTTAACTGATCAAATCCTCCGCTGTAATCTCCATTCACGAATGAATCATAAATACCATCTTGATATTTTATATCGGTTTCTAAAGATTTTTGTTTTAATCCTGAAACTTCTTTTTTGTAGTAATCTTTTACTGCATTATTAACCCCAACTGTTTTTTTAAACTCTTCGGAATTAGTTCTAAAACTAGGCAGATTAAAAGTATCGGCTATTGCGTTTTGAGGTATAGCAAAAACATCATAAACTAATTCAGGAATTGAAGCAATATCAGCGCCTAGTTGAGAGCTTCCAGTAGCTAGTCTATCGGTAAGCGCACCAATTTTACTATAGTTTTGTCTTTCTCGTTCACGAGCCTTAGAGGCTTCTTTGAAAGCTTCTTGCTCTTTATTTATTTTTGATAATTCATCCGTTTTTTTAGATATTTCATCTTGATTTTCTGGAGTGACTGTTCTGTCCGACAGTTCATCTTCAAGTTCTGCTTTTCGTTGAAGAGTTTTAGCGTTTTTGTCCAAAAAGGTTTTTAGTTCTTTGTTTACTTTAGGCACAGCAGTTTTAGGAGGATTAATTGTTTTTAAATCCTCCTTAGATAAACCGGTAAAAGTTTTTATTTTAGTATCTGGCCCACCCGCAGAACCAGTAGTCGGTTCCAAAACCAATTCTTTCTTTTGAATAATAGAAGTAGAAGGGTCTTTTTTTTTTACTTCATCAAAAGGCAAATCTGGATTAAATGCCGGTTTTTCTGATGAAACTTCTTCATAAGCTTTATTTGGATCGAATTTAGGTTTTTTAGGTTGCTCCATGATTTATTCGTATTCGCCAGTGGCCGTGTTTAATGTATAAGTTATTCCGTTTTGAACTACCTGCTTAGGCTTTGATTGTGGTTTTGCTACTTTCTTAGAAACTGTTGTAGTTTTTTTAACTCCAGCTTTGTTCCTAAAGAATTCATCTGCTTCCACAGTGCTCGTAAATAATTCTCCTGTATCCGGATTAGTAATAGTTAAAATACCAGTTTCAACTTCATTTGCTTTTGCCCCTTGTCCGCTTGTTTTATAGTTTGCTTTACGTGGTTTTTGAGGAAGATAGTCAGAAGTTGTTGGTTTGTAATTTGGATCTTTTGCTACTTTTGATTTTCCTTCTGCGGTAAGTACCCAATCTTCTGGATTGTCTTGTTCAAATGAATATGTAAGAGTTCCATCTTTATGGACAATAACTTCTTTTAAAGCATTTTTAAATCCAGTTTCATCTTTAGATCCTTTGTCGGCTACTGGAATTATTTTATCTTCTACTTTTACTTTTACCCCATTGTCTGTATATCCTTCTTTGGCTACAGTTTTAGGAGATCCTATTTTTGCCTCTTTTGCTTTTGCCTCTTTTATTTTTTGAGCTTCTTCCCTATCTTTTCTAGCATTATCCTTAGCTCTTTGAGCCTGATCATTTCGTTCTTTCTGAACTGCTAATTCATAGTTTGCTTTTTTATAATCAGCTTCTTCTGATTTAGTAGAAGGAGTAGTACTTTTTAAAACTTCCTCAAAATAATCAGAAGCCTGTTGTTGTATTTTAGGATCAGTATAATTTACTGGGTTTTCCGGATCTAAACCAAGTTTGTCTAAAGCGAAATACATAGCAGATCTATTTGAGATAGCTTCTTTCGCCATAGATTTTGCTACTTCTTCGGCTCCTGGAGTATATTTTTCAGTTACCTCTTTATTGCCAACAAGTTTTTTTACTTCTCGTTCCTTTCCAACGCTTTTTTGAAACTGATCAATAAAACCTTTTTCTCCAGAAACATTGAATTTATCAACAGGAGTTAAGAGATCCATTAATTGTTTTTTGTTCAAGTCTTTGTATAAAACTTTTGTAACGTTTCCGTTATCGTCTTTGTCAATTAATGTATATCTAGGGTTTCCGTTAGCATCATTACTTTGCATGATATTTCCGGCAGTCATTTTAGCTAAAACATCTTTTACTTTATTAAAGCTGGCAGGATTATAAGCTTTTTCGTTTGTTTGAAGCTCTTGGACTTTTAAATTTAAAGCCTTAGGCATCTCATTTACATTGTTAACACTATTCATTGCATTTCCAGCAATAGCCAAGTATTTTTTGTCTCCCGTTTTTTGATAATTATCCTGTGCTTCCGCATAAGTATTTTTTGCATTCTCCACAGATTGTCTATTAGAAGCATCTAATCCAGTTCCCGTGCTTATGAATTTGTATTTTTCATTGAACTCGGAAGCGTCATTAAAATCTCGTCTTCTTTGCTCTTGTTGATACCTTTCATCTTCAATTTTTTGTCTCTCTTTTTGGAGTTTTTCTGCACGAAATCTGGTAACGCTTTCTTCAACTCCTTGCGCAGCCTGACCCACATAGTTTTGTGTAGGATTAATAGTTAAATATCCAGATGTGCCTCCTATTGGTCCTGCCATAATTGTTAATATTTAGATTTCCAACCAATTTTACTTGGTACTGATGTTCCGGCTCCAGTGAATTTCGGTTTTGTAGTATCTTTTGGTTTTATAGTAGAAACACCTGCGCTTGCAGCCATTCCGGCACCCTGTATCATGTTCCCGATTCCTTGTTGTTGTGCATCATTGGCTGCATTATATTGGCTAGATAAAGCTGCTAATTTTGCTCTATTTCGTTCTTCTTGTGTCTGTCTGATTCTAGCACTATCTTCTGCTTTTAGTGCATCAATATCTTTTTGTTGTTGATCTAAATCAGCAGATATTTCTCTATTAACAGCTTGACTTCCGGCAGCGACACTTCCAATTCCTGCAAGTGTCGCTCTAGTTCCGGCTCCTTGTAAAGCAGCCGTTTGAGTTGCTTCTAAAACAGATTGTCCTTCTTGTCTATTTTTTGCACCAATAGTAGACACTTTAAGTTGTTCCGCAATATTTTCTAAAGGAACCTCTTTCATATTCGCAGCTTCACTTGCAAGTTTCTTTTTATCTTTTGCTGCTTTACTTGCTTTCACGCCTCCTGCTATCGCAGTAGCTGCTCCAACCCCAACTGCTACCCAACTCATTGATTATCAGTATTTTGTATTTTTAATATTTTATTTTTCATGTCCTCTGTTAGATATGGATTATCATTTTTTTCAATAATTCTTTCTTCTATTTGTTCTAATGTTTCATTATCTGGATTAGGGTGTGATGTTGCCCATATACAATCTTCCATAACTAACAGAACTCTTCTTGTTCCTGGCTCTGTAATCCCGATGTGTGGTGCCTCTAAAATTTGTTCAACTCCATCAATCCAAACAGTAGCCTTTCCTTTTAATATGAAATACTGGTGTTGTGTTTTATGAATTTTAGAAGTTATAAAAGCTCCAGCCGGCATAAAAATTTCTCTAACATACATTCCATCAGTAAAACGATTTGTAACCGGACAATCTATCACTGGAAAATTTTCCAGCATTACTGATTCTAGTTCGTCTATACTATGATTTATTACTGTGCTTGAAATATCTTGATTCATTAGCGAATTTTAAGTATAACTTTTTATTACATTGCTATTAAAAGCATACACTTCTGTTTTTGTATTTTTCGATATAGATGCAGTTACTAACATATGGTATCCTAACAAACCTTGTGATTCAGCACTTTTTGATTTAGAACACATTACATAATCTCCTGAAACTATGTTTGCAACACTTGTCAAAGTTAGGGAATTTTCCGTTTTGTTTTGAATAATACCTACAACTTGATTTGAAAGGTTTACTATTGTGTCTCCAACAGAAACTTCTCCCTCTAATGAAAATGAGAAATTAAGGATTAATCCGTCTATTGTACAGTTTCCAATTCCTTGAACTGTTAGACTGGCATTATCAATTATTGCATTAGAAGTCCTTGGATACGCTCTAAAAACACCTTCCTGCTTTTGAAAGTCATTTGAATTTATAAATCCAGATTCTAAATCAGTTTTAAGTTCTATTTGCCAAGGATCAGTTCCTTCTATTTCTAAATTTTTATATATTTTTCTTTCACTTGGATTTTGCGAAAAATTAAAAACAAATTTGCTTAAAAATTCTTCTCCATAAAATGTATTTCTTCCGTTTGGCTGATTGTGCTCATAAATTTCTCCATTTTTAAACGAGAAGAATTTACTGTTAACTCTACACATATCTTCCGGATTGAAAGTCAATCTACCTAGCCATCCATCATCTAGATCGGAATAAACCCATGTAACGTATTCAGTGGTATTGAATTTCACGTTCAAAATATATACATCATGGTATTGATCGTACCTTCCAATTACCTGATTAATCACATTGTCTCTGAATAGTTTTTTGAAATAATTAGTCATTTTTTGACTAGAAATTTCAAACAAACCATTATTCGTTTTCTTCATGACAACTCCTCTTTTTACATCGGAATGATAAATAGTGCTTGCGTATATGTCAAAGCTTTCAGGATTCATAGATATTCCATATTCTCCCTGATAAGTGTCTTGAATACCTAAAACATCCTCAATTTTGGACAAGTTGCTAGTGCCATCTGCATTGAATAAGATATCTTTCCCGTAATAAATAATAGAGTCCTTGTCTTCTTGCAAAACTTGAAGATTAGTATCAAGCCCTTTTATTTTATAGATAGGTCCATATGACTTATCTATATCGTCTTTGAAATTAGCTAAATAAAGATTGAACTCATTTAATTTGTTTACATTGGTATTGGAATTATATACACCGGAGTAAGTGATATCAGCAAATCTATTTATCTGCTTGTATTCATCTTCACTTACTGCAGTAGGGCTAAAGTCGATGCTAACGTATTTTTCATTGAAACCATCTCTAATTTGATGGCTCTCAGCTCCATTTCCCTGAACATAACAATTAAATGTTTTGGCTAATAAGTGATTCGTAAATTGATGCTCGCCATCTGTAACAGTGAAAATATCTGGAGTTTCATAAAAAATATCATTTGGAGTTTCTTTTCCTAATGTTTCAAATACAAAATATCCACTAATACTTCTAAGCAATAAGTTAGCGTCCAAGAAACCTCTTCTTGTTGTTCCGTTTCCGGCAGCCGTTCCCTCTATCCTTAAATAGTATTGCCCTGCTGGATCTGCAACAAATTGTCTTGATCCAAACAGATAAACAAATCTTCCTTTAACCATTTCTTTTCCAAAAATACCACCCGAAGTTCCTTGAAAAACTATTCCTGCTAATTCAGCATCATAATAATCTTTAAAATTGGCATAATTATCATTGACAATAAAGGTTCTATTGTAATCATTACGCTCACTATCTCTATGATAATCACTATGTAGATTTATAGTTAATTCTGAACCTTGAACTATCGGTACATCTGTATAAATTACTGGATCTCCGCTTGGAGCAGAAAAAATATTACCGCCTAAATAAGAAAATGGTCGATCATTTTGAGTAGCAGTATTATCTTCGCTATATCTGAATTCATCTTCACCATAGTCAATACTAAAGCCTTCCGGTCTTATTTTCATATAGACACCGGCTTGCTCAGTAATTAAGTTTCCGTCATTATCTTTGTTTCCGACTATAAAATCAGCTTCTTGTGTTTTAATCTCAATTACTTTTGTTTTAGTTACATTCGCAATAGGATTGTACACGTCTTTCTTAACAAGGAGCAAATCACCTTCGCTTACTTTGTTTCGATTAACTCCATCCAATCTAATCCATCTGTATATTCCGTCTTTGTAGAATATGCTGGCGTAAATTTCTTCGTAAGGACCTCTGTTTTCTTTTATTCCAAATTTATAAGTGTTTGCCCAAACTGGAGGTTTTTGAGTTGAAGGAATATTTACAGAAATTATATTTTGTGTAATACTATTTTTGATCGGAATAAAAATAGTATTGTTCGTGCTTGTTAGTGCTGTTGTCTTTCTTCCATACTTGTCCTTGTAAATCATACAAATTTCATAACTTCTATATGATTTTAAGCTTTTTTTACTTCCCAGAGATTCAATAGAAGAAACAGTAACAACATTTCTAAAGTATTCGTTTACAAAAACATTTGGATCTGGATCGACTTTTTCTATCTCATACCTAACAGTAGGAAAAACTATTTCTATTACATTGGCATTGATAACGTTTAATTTGAAACCATTATAAATAAAAGGAATAATTGTATCGTCTGGAATTTGCAAAGATGTACCCTTTAAAAAGTCGCTAAAATAATTTTCTAAATTATCCTTAAACCCATTAGAAGTGTCTTCTACTAAATCCTGAATATTTGCATAGTCTTTATCTAAAATAAAATTATAAGTGTTGTTAAATAAATCCTCTGTTATGTCCTCCCCAATAATATAAGTCCCCTTTATATTAAGAGTTATATATATTATAGATCCGGCTATAAAATCAGAAGTTGAAAAATTTAATTGTACTTTACCATTGGTGATAACACTAGAATCAAATGGAGAAACAGAATTAAGCGGAGTTACGGTTACGTTATTAGAAACAAACGAATTTGTTATTAGATTCAATGTATAGTCAGGAACCACCTTGTTTCCGTTTTTATCAATCAAATCTTTATTTTCCTTATAGTTTCCGCTCATAACTCTATTTCCGGCTATTGTCGCAGCAACTTCGCTTTCAGGAACATTATCAAATGATCTGAAATATTGATCTAGTGGCAAAGGAGTATAAACTTTGCTATTGCTAAATTGAATAGTCTGAGTAGTATTATCCGG